CAGATGTGTATAAGAGACAGGTCAGCAGTGATGAAGTTATCTAATGCATATTCAATACTGCTGTAGATCTCCTTAGCACGAGAGATCTTTCGCTCCTGGGTCGCTACTGATTTTTGCAACTTATCATCTTTCGTTTGGAGTGTAGCAATATCTGAACGTAATTTATCTATAGTGGCAAGGCTTTCGGATATTTCGGCATTCACCTGATTAAGCTTAGCCATTGACTGCTGATGGTCATGCACCCCTAAATCTTGCATAGTCTTATTCCTGTCTTGCATTGCTTGATTCATCTGAGCATTCTGAGCCGCAAATTGGGCATTCTGTTGAATAATTTGTTGATTGGCTTCCTTTTGTTTCTTTTCGTCCAAGGTCTTCATTATCATCAATACTATGCCGCCGATTGCTGGAAGTATAAGAAACCAGCATGCGCATAGAATAGCAATAAACCATGTACTTAAATACCATTTGTTTTCTTGTTTTTGATTCATCGAATCTCTCCCTTCATTTGTTAATTATTTTTGCAGCCCATGTGCATAAGCCTCAACAACATCGGCAGAGCCTTTGTTGAAGTCGTCCCTGTCTATGTGTCCGATAGCGTGGATATAAGCGTCATTGAGTTGTTCCTGTGTGAATCGTGAGTTGAGGAAGATAGTGTAAGAGCCATCTTCGTTACTGGTCACGGTTTCTTTAATCTTGGTAGATTTTAAATCCATCATCTGTACGTTTATATATTCCAAAGAAATCATCCCTTTCAAATGTAATCAGAAAAACAATAACAAAATCAGTGGGATGTTTTATGTGCATTATCGTTTCTCTTTATTCTTGAGAGCCATGAGCATTGTGTGAACTGTCTCCAAGTCCTCTGGCTCTGCGTCCCTTGCGGCATCGAAGAGAAGAGAGAGCTGCTTGTTCTCAAAGATCTCTTGTGCCTTCTGAGCTGTTTCATCGTCAAAGTAATATGTAGGCTTGGCTGGTTCTTCATCCATGTCGAATCCCATCAACCACATAGCATTTACTTTTAAAACTTTTGCAAGTTTCGGTGCTGATATATTAGATGGTTTATGACTACCATTAACATATTGGCTTATGGAGGCTTTGCTAACTCCACTTCTATCTGCAAGTTCTTGTGCACTCATATTTATATTATTCATAGCTTGTTTTAATCGGTTAGCAGTTGTTGGCCATTTCATATACTAAACCTCCTCTATCTATATATGCATATTTTATATTTGGATTATACAACAACGTTTAACTAAAATCAAACAAAAAGTTAAAAAACTTTAAACTTTAGGGTTGACAACTGAGTTAAACAGGGTTAAACTAGCATTAAAGTTAAACGTGGTTTAACAAATGCGAATGGAAGGAGGTACGACAATGCCATATCAGTATGACAAGCTGAGAGGAAGAATAATAGAGAAGTACGGAACGCAGGGTAATTTTGCCAAGGCATTGGGATTATCAAGTAATTCTGTATCAAAGAAGTTGAACTGTAGAACTGGATTTACTCAGGAAGAGATGAACAAGTGGGCTGAACTACTTGACATTGATTTAAAGGACTATCCAGCTTATTTTTTTGCTTAGAAAGTTAAACTGAGTTTAACCAATAAGAGAAAGGAGAGGCATGGCAAACAGTATAAATTCAAAGTTGGTAGATATAGCAGAGAAAACGAAAGATATAGAAGAGTTCTCTGAGGTGAGGAAAGTTCTCACTGACGAGGAGATAATTTTCTATTATATCGCAAAGAACTGTGAATTGTCGGAAACGTATGACGGCGAGGAGCGCATTATCAAGGACATCTTAAAAGTACTTGGAGCAAAGAAATACTCGGTAAAGCACTCACTACACCTGCTCGATGTGGCAAAAGAGGTTCTTAAATCAATTGCCAGATTCGAGTTTTAGATCATCCACTTATCACCATGTTGTTTCTTGATTTCAGTAAATGAAATTTTATTCTTTACATAATCGTCAAGAAACTGTTCAGGTGTTGTGGCAGTTGATGTCTTGACTGTGTAAGCCAGTGCAATGTCTTCAATATTTGTCAAGGCATCTTTAAAGGAATCTTTTGACATAGTTTCACCTTCTTTCGTATGAATTGGTGTTGGTAGCACCTACGGAAATTATAGGGTGAAATGGTGAGGACTACAAGAGAAAGGAGAGTGAGAGCAATGAGCAGAGCAGTCAAGGACATACAGGTAATAGGTGTCAGGGAGATCGGCCGGTTGCCGTACATAAGCAAGGCGAAAATGATGAAGATATTTGAGATGTCATTATCTACAGCAACCAGACGTATAGCAGATCTTGACAGATATGTCCAGTCTGGCAGATATGGACCATACACCATACTGGATGGTGCCGGAGTAACAAGGGTCAATGTGCTTGCCTTGGTGGATTATCTGAAGTACAAGAAACAGCTTGACGCTGGCAGACGAGTGCCGCCGTTCGACATAAATAAGGTGGCAAAAGAAGCCGTCATAAACTGGGATGAATTAGATCCCTGACAATAAAAAAGCACCTTTGGAATAGCAGTTCCGCCGGTGCATAGAAAAATACTCAAGAAAATCATAGCAGAAAAGGGAGAAGAAAGCAAATGAAGAGGAGAAACATGGACACAAAGGTTATAAGTGCATCATGCCTAGTTGCCATGGCTGCGGTACTTGTAAGACTCATATATAAAATGGCGACAGACTTTAGGTGGTTTATGACCATATCAACAGGAATGCTCATCTTGTACATAATCGGCACTATGGCGATAGAGATCGGTTTGTACTACATCGTCCTTGCCATGAAGGGCATAGACGATGCAAGGGAAGCCATGGAGGATAGGCTGAATGGTTGAGATGCAGATACTTGGAAGCCACGAAGAATGGCTTAAGGCAAGAACCAAGATAGGCGGTTCTGATGCCTCGGCCATCTTTGGGATGAGCCCATACAAGACAAACGTGGAACTGTTTAAAGAGAAAGCATACGGCATAGAGCCGGAGGACATATCAGACAAGCCTTATGTCAAGTATGGAACAGCGGCGGAGAAGCACCTGAGAGAGTTATTCAAGTTAGATTATCCACAGTATCAAGTTGGATATGTGGAAAACAACATGTTCACAAATGACAAGTACCCATGGGCGCACGCATCGCTTGACGGATGGCTTATGGACCGGGATGGACGCAATGGTGTGCTTGAGATCAAGACCACAGAGATCCTGCAGTCAAGTCAGAAGAAAAAATGGGATAACAGAGTGCCAGATAACTATTACATACAGGTGCTTCATTACTTGATGGTGACAGAGTTTGAATATGCGGTACTCAAGGCACAGCTCAAGTTTGAAATTGATGGAGAGGTATATTTGCAGACCAAACACTATCCGATAGAGCGGTCGGAGGTAGAGGATGACATTCAGTATCTTATTGACGCTGAAAGAGACTTCTGGGAGTGCGTACAGGTGAAGAAAGAACCACCGCTGATACTCCCGAAGATATAGGAGAGATGCAATGTATTACAACGAATGTCCGCAATGCGGTGCTTACTTGGATCCAGGCGAGCACTGCGACTGTGAGGAAGAGAGACAGCGACAGACACAGCGTATCATGTCGATGATACGAGAGAACAAGAACAATAACCAGTATGAGCTGGTGCTGAATTAGGAGGTTAAAAATGGAATTAAGAGTTAATGAGGTAGCGATACCAGAGAAGATTGATTTTAACTATGAGGAGCTTAAGGCTGAGCTTACATCTAAGGTCTCATTTTATGAGACGATTGTCTACACAGATGATCAGATCAAGGATGCAAAGGCAGACAAGGCCAATCTGAACAAGCTGAAGAGAGCCCTCAATGATGAGCGCATCAGAAGAGAGAAAGAATACATGCAGCCGTTTAATGTGTTTAAGGCTCAGATCAACGAGATCATAGGCATTATAGACAAGCCTATAGCGGTGATAGATGAACAGGTCAAGGCATACGATGAGAAACGCAAAGCTGAAAAGCAGAAAGCTATTGAAGATCTGTTCTCTCAGATAGGTTTCCAGAACTTTGTCACGTTGGAAAAGATCTGGGATCCTAAGTGGTTGAATGCATCGGTATCGATGAAGAGTATAGAAGATCAAATGAAGTCAAGAATGTATGAGATCGGCAATGGAGTGCTTACACTCAGTCAGCTCACGGAGTTTGGCTTTGAGGCTACAGAGGTATTTAAGGAGACATTAGACATTAACAAGGCCATTTCTGAGGCTAAGAGGATGTCAGAGATTGCCAAGGCAAAGGCAGAAGCTGAGGCAAGGAGAAAGGCTGAGGAAGAGTCACGAAAAGCAGCAGAAGAGGCAAGACGAAAGGCTGAGGAAGAGCGCAAGGCACAGGAAAAGGTTGCCGAGGAGCAGAGAGCCGCAATGGCAAAGGCTATGACACCACCTGAGGATGCACAGCCAGCACCAGTAGAGGAATCACAGCCGGAACTACAGAAGATGGTAGTCAAGTTTGAGGTTGAACTTACAACGGATGATGCAGCAGCCTTGAGAGAGTTCTTCCAGAGCAGAAATATAACATTTAGAGCGATTAAGTAGGAGGTAACAAGATGATTAAGTCAGAAACAGGAACAGTATCAATGAGAGGAACAACACCGGTTCTTGTATCGGAGTTGGCATTTATGGTGAAGGGAATGAGAGAATCCTTTGCTAAAGAGTATGGAGAGTCAGCTGCAGAAGAGCTGATAAGCAGAGCAATGGAAGCATCCAGAGCTGAGGGAGACCTTGACGAGATTATGAAGGGGCTTATAAATGATACGTTTGACATATTGTCCAAAGCAAGAAGCAACAGGGACAACACAGGGGAAATGCCACAGGCTCTGAAAGAGGTACTGCGTAAGATGTTAGAAGATACGATTATGCATTAGGAAGATCAAGATGATTGTATTAAATAAAGGTTCAGTACAGTTGGAAGGGTCAACAATAATGTTGATCGCTGAAATGATAACAGCCATAAGCGGAGTGCGATCTATCGTTGAAGAAGATTTTGGAACAGATGTGGCAAATCAGTTTATAGACAAGGCTGTAGAGATTGCAAAGCAGAATAACAGCGAGATTGATATTTTAGAATTGGCAACCGAGTTAGCGGAGGTAGAAAATAATGGCAGTAAATAACAGTTTAGTAGCAAAAAGTAAAGCACAGCAGAATCTGGGAATTACAGAGTATCTTACAAAAGATGCAATCAAGAATCAGATCAACAAGGTGGTTGGTGGAAAGAATGGACAGAGGTTTATATCTGCTATCGTATCAGCATATAATACCAACCCTACACTTCAGGAGTGCACGAATCAGTCGATTCTTTCAGCTGCACTTCTCGGCGAGAGCTTACAGCTTTCACCATCTCCACAGCTCGGACATTATTACATGGTCCCATTCAACAATACAAAGGCTGGTGTCAAGGAAGCTCAGTTCCAGATGGGATATAAGGGATATATTCAGCTGGCTATCCGTTCTGGTCAGTATAAGAGACTGAATGTTGTCGCAATCAAGGAAGGGGAGTTGGAATACTTCGACCCACTCAACGAGGACATCAAGGTTAATCTCATGGTTGATGATTGGGACAAGCGTGAAGAGGCTGAGACAATCGGCTACTATGCAATGTTTGAGCTTGTGAACGGATTCAGAAAGACAATGTACTGGAGTAAGGCTCAGATGCTTGCTCATGCGGACAAGTATGCACCGGCATTCTACAAGGACGCTGGAAAGGTCAAGACAAAGTACGGAGAGAAGCAGAGAGTATCATATGCTGACTATGAGGCTGGCAATTATGATCCGAGAGATTCATGGATGTATTCATCATTCTGGTACAAGAATTTTGATGGAATGGCTTACAAGACAATGCTCCGTCAGCTAATCAGTAAGTGGGGAGTAATGAGCATAGATCTCCAGAAAGCATTTGAGGGTGACATGGCAACCTTGGACGCTGAGGGACATCCTACATACGTTGAGAATGACAATGATGAGTATGTGGAAGCCACAGCAACAGAGATGAATGAACCAGAAGCACAGGCTCCACAGGCAGAGTCACAGGATACTCAGAATACACAGAACAGTGTTCAGGATCCACAGCCAGCACCGGCAGAAAATCCACAGCCAGAGATGAACGCTGCCGAGGCGGCACTATTCGGAAGTTTCAAGTAGGTTACATTGACATTACATTTAATACATCACAAGCACAGTAACGTAATGTCTTAGCATATATCCCTGTTGCTCTTATTTGAGGGCGGCAGGGGAAAAGGAGCATTGATGGCTTGGAACAGATCACGAGCTAAATACGGCAACAGGAAGGTTGCCTTGGACGGCATCACATTCGACAGCAAGAAGGAAGCTCAGAGGTATACAGAGCTGAAATTGCTTGAGAAAGCGGGCAAGATAACAGGCTTGCAGCTTCAACGAGAATTTGAACTGATACCAGCTCAGAGAGAACACACGAATGAGATCTATGAAAAAGGACCCAACAAGGGCAGATTCAAGCCAGGGAAGGTTATAGAACAGAAGTGTTCATATAAGGCCGACTTTGTGTACTGGGAACTGGAAAACAACAGCATGGTTGTGGAAGATACAAAGGGCATGAGAACAAAGGAATACATCATAAAGCGCAAGTTGATGCTTTATAAGTATGGAATCAGAATCAAGGAGGTGTGAGCCACATGGGAAATAAAGGGAGCTTTGTCTTTTATACCGAATATAGAGAGCATTTGTCGATGCTGCCACCGGAGCAGGTCGGTGAGTTAATGTTTGCTCTGATGGACTACCAGGAGACAGGCGAAGTTCCAGATCTTCCAAAAGGTAGTGCACTTGCCATGTGTTTTTCTTTTATCAAGGCACGCATGGACAAGGACAACTCCAAGTATGAGGAAAAATGTGAGCGCAACAGATCAAACGGCAAGAAGGGCGGCAGGCCTACAAAGGAAACGGATAATCCTGAAACCGAGGAAAACCCAAATAAACCGAATGGTTTTTCTGAAAACCGAATGGTTATTTCTGAAACCGAGGAAAACCCAAATAAACCCAAAAAAGCCGATAATGATAATGAATATGATAATGATAGTGATAGTGATAATGAGGAGTATATACATACTCCTACTAAGGCACGTGCGTGCGCACATGCGGAGGTGGAGAAGCCACGCAAGAAGTCTGAACCGGTCAAGTATAGTGATGATCCAGAGCTTAACGATGCCATCGTAGAGTTCATCAAGTTCCGGAAGGGCATCAAGAAGCCTATGAGTGACAGGGCCATAACGCTGATGATGAACAAGCTTGAGTCGCTATCACACGATAAGCATGAACAGGTACAGATTCTCAATCAGTCGATAATGCAGGGATGGACAGGCCTATATGCGCTTAAGGATGACGGTAAGAGCCGAGGACAGCCACGGAACGTGAATCCAAATGGATTTGCAAACTTCAAACAGACAGATCATTCGGAGCAGCTTGGACAGCTTGAGAAGATGCTGGCTGATGAGCTGAATAATAAATAACATACGAAAGGAGCCGAACCTCCGGCCGGGGTAATGCTATAGCGGGTTCCTGAGAAGTGAATGACATACAGAGAGTTTTTAGAGAGCAAGATAGAGCTTGCTACTGACAGCGGCTTTGAGGTCGATAAGAGCCGCATAAATAAAGCCCTAAAGCCACATCAGAGTGATGCGGTGGCATGGGCGCTGAAGGGTGGACGTAGAGCCTTGTTTGAGTCGTTTGGGCTTGGCAAGACTGCACAGGAAATAGAGTTTTGCCACCTTGCAGCAGAACATACCGGCGGTAGAGCGTTGATTGTATTACCACTTGGAGTTAAGCAAGAGTTTACCCGGGATGCGGTGGAACTGCTCGGATATGAGAAGCCTGAATATTGCCGAACCATGGAAGAGGTTGAGGCAAGCACAAGTCAGATCGTTCTGACGAACTATGAGAGAGTGAGAGACGGAGATATAGATCCATCGTATTTTACGGCAACCTCACTTGATGAAGCATCCGTGCTTAGATCATTTGGATCTAAGACATACCAGACGTTCCTTGACAAGTTCAAAAATGTACCTTACAAGCTCGTAGCGACCGCTACACCATCACCGAACAAGTACAAGGAGCTTATACACTATGCCGGATATCTTGAGGTAATGGACACAGGACAGGCACTTACAAGATTTTTCCAGAGGGATTCAACAAAGGCAAATAACCTGACACTGTACCCAAACATGGAAGATGAGTTCTGGCTGTGGGTTTCCAGTTGGGCATTGTTCATCACAAAGCCATCGGATCTCAATCCAGATTATTCCGATGACGGCTATGTGCTCCCTCCACTGGATGTGAGGTGGCACGAGATACCAATACACTACGGAGATTCAGTTGACAGGGACGGCCAGATGGAGCTTTTCACTCAGGCTAGTACAGGACTTAAAGAAGCCGCAAAGATCAAGCGTGAGAGCATAGATGCCAGGGTTGAGAAGATGAAGGAGATAGTTGACAGTTCGCCGGAGGAACATTTTATTCTGTGGCATGATCAGGAAGCAGAGAGACACGCAATCAAGAAAGTATTGCCAGAGACAGTGGATATATACGGATCCATGGACTACGACCTCAGAGAACAGAGAGTTATAGATTTTTCCAATGGCAAGACAAGGCTATTTGCCACCAAAAAGTCAATCAGTGGTTCAGGATGTAACTTTCAGCGGTTTTGTCACCGGGAGATATTTGTTGGCATTGACTATGAGTTCAATGACTTCATACAGGCGGTGCACAGGTGTTACAGGTTCCTGCAGCAGGACACAGTAGTTATAGACATCATCTACATGGAGAATGAGCGGGAGATCAAGGACGCACTGACCGAGAAGTGGAAGAATCATAATCACATGGTCAAGAAGATGATCGAGATTGTGAAGAAGTATGGCCTTGATTCGGCAAACAAGACGGAGAGATTGGAAAGGAAGATGGGTGTGGAAGGTACAAGAGAAGAGAGAACGGTAAGAGGTAAGCATTATGAGGCTGTGTATGGCGACTGTGTGGAAGAGACAAGGGCAATGGAGAGCAACAGTGTTGATTTGATACATACGTCGATACCGTTCGGCAATCACTACGAGTACAGCGCAAATTATAACGACTTCGGACACAATCAGGATACAGAGCGGTTCTTTGAACAGATGGACTACCTGACGCCGGAGCTTCTGAGGGTGCTGAAGCCGGGAAGAGTGGCGGCCATCCACGTTAAGGATAGAGTGCTGTTTGGAAATGCAACAGGCACAGGCATGCCGACTATTGAGCCATTCCACGCTGACTGTATAGAACACTATATGCGTCATGGCTTCCAGTATTTCGGAATGATAACAGTGGTTACGGATGTTGTACGAGAGAATAACCAGACATATCGCCTTGGATGGACTGAGCAGTGCAAGGACGGCACCAAGATGGGCGTGGGATGTCCGGAATACATTTTGTTGTTCCGCAAGCTGCCAACAGACCACAGTAAGGCATACGCTGATGATCCGGTTACAAAGTCCAAGGATGAGTACACAAGAGCACAGTGGCAGATAGATGCTCATGGATACTGGAGAAGTTCAGGAGACAGGCTGATAAGCAAAGAGGAGCTTGAGGGTGTATCTGTGGATAACTTACAGAGAGTGTACAGACAGTACAGCAGAGAGCATGTATACAATTATGAGGAGCATGTGGCACTTGCAAAGTACCTGGATACAGATGGCAGGCTTCCAGCCACATTCATGGTGGTAGCTCCGGGATCTTGGAATCAGCTTGAGGTATGGGACGACATCAACAGGATGAGGACACTCAACACGACACAGAGCAGACGAAGGGCAACGATGCACGTGTGCCCGCTGCAGCTTGATATTGTTGAGAGGATTATCAACAGATACAGCAATCCGGGCGATGTGGTATACGATCCGTTCGGCGGTCTTATGACGGTACCGATGATGGCGGTCAAGATGCACAGATTTGGCAAGGGATGTGAGCTTAATCCGGATTACTTCAGGGATGGTGTTGGTTATCTGCAGTCTGAGGAGAATGAGGTTGATTCACCGACGTTGTTTGACTTCCTGGAGGTGGGCGACGATGGAAAATGATTTGGTTACTCGTATATTTGGCGAGGATGGAGAGCTTGACATTGATAAACCTGATGAAGGACTTGCCGAGTACAAGAAACGTAAGAAAGAAGCAAGAGACAGAATGATAATGCTCCAGAACCAGCCGTATGAAGTTAAGGTGCGGCGTTCCAGGCTTAGAGCCGAAGAGTTCATGGAGCAGATGCGGATACGAGACAAAACGGCTCATGTGAGTGTTGGCGGTCTTGACAGTATTACATTACACGTATTCCTAAAGTCGATAGGCATCAATGTTCCAGCGGTGTCAGTGTCATCTCTGGAAGATAAGAGCATACAGAGGGTACATAAAGCTCTTGGAGTGACAATCCTGAACCCGCTCAAGACAAAAGTTGAGGTACTCAATGAGGTCGGGTTCCCGGTTATCAGCAAGAGGATAGCGGGCAAGATAGCACTGCTTCAGAATCCGACAGAGAACAATAAGACAGTCAGACATGCAATAATCACAGGTGAATGCGGAGAGCTGGGGCACTTTCAGAAGAACAGTCGCATGAAGCTGCCGCAGAAGTGGCTCAATCTATTCGGTGGATATGAGAACGAGAATGAAGGTGTCATGTATTACAAGCCGAATTTCAAGGTGTCAAATGATTGTTGCTATTGGCTGAAAGAGAAGCCATGCGATGACTGGGCTAAGGCTCATTCAAGCTATCCGTTCCTTGGCATGATGGCATCTGAGGGTGGACAGAGAGAAGAAGCTCTCACAGACCATGGATGCAATTACTATGGCAAGACAGTAATGAGATCAGCGCCATTTGCACCATACCTCAGAAATGACATATTGAGACTTGCTCAGGAGATGGACACTTGGTATCACGCACATACAGATGTGTTTGCAAAGCTTTATTATGAGCAGCCATACAGCAAGGATAAGGCTGGCAACACAATACCTTATGAACCGGTTGAAACGATCATACCGGCTATATATGGACTGATAGAGGATGACGGACACGGCAATCTCAGAACGACAGGAGCGCAGCGGACAGGTTGCAGCATGTGTGGCTTTGGAATCCATATGGAAGAACGACCACACAGGTTTGATAGACTCAGAGAGAGGAATCCCAAAGAGTGGGAGTTTTATATGTATAGGTGTTGCACGGATCCAGAGACAGGAGAAAAGTTCGGTTGGGGAAGAGTCCTAGATTATATCGGAGTGCCGTGGGAAGATGTACCGGCGGTACAGATGAGCATATATGATTACCCGGAGGTGCTGCCATGATGAACGGGGTGAATCTGCCAAGATACAGCCCATAGGGATGCATCTCAGCAGGTTGCATCTCAGCAGGTTGCATCTCGCCGAGTTGCATCTTATCAAGATACATCTCAATCAAGATGCATCTCAAAGGGCAGTATAAACATTAATAATTATAACAGTAATATATTAAACAATAATAATATAAACAGTAATACTATAAACAATACTCTGGATGGAACCCCAAAAAAGATGTTAAGAACTATAGGAAGTACCAGAAAGGAAAGAAACATTATGAACGAGCTAGTGAAAGTAAATTTTGATACACAGACAATATCGGCGAGAGAATTACATAATACATTGAATATTGGAACCAAATTTACGACATGGTTCGAGAGAATGTGTGAATATGGATTCACTGAAGGAAATGAGTTTTTCCCAAAAATGGGAGAAACCTCTAAACAGTGTGGCGGAAGACCTTCTGCGGATTACGACATTTCAGTAGACATGGCTAAACAGATTTGCATGATTCAGAGAACGCCAGAGGGGAAAGCTGTACGTCAGTATCTTATTGATTTAGAAAAAGCGTGGAACACACCTGAACAGGTTATGGCAAGAGCTTTGAGAATAGCGGATAGGACAATAGATGAGTTAAAGCTTAATAATCAGCGCCTTGTTGCTGTAAACGAAGAGATGAAGCCAAAGGCAATATTTGCTGATGCAGTTGCAGCAAGTCACACATCGATATTAGTCGGAGAGCTTGCCAAAATATTAAAACAGAATGGTATCAATATTGGGCAGAATAGATTGTACGAGTGGCTGAGAGAAAATGGATATCTGATCAAGGGCAATAAAAGAACCGACAGAAATGCACCAACTCAGAGAAGCATGGACATGGGATTATTCGAGGTGAAAATCAGCACTGTTGTTAATTCTGATGGATCTGTCAGGGAGACAAGGACAACAAAGGTAACAGGCAAGGGACAGCAGTATTTTATCAATAAGTTCCTTGCTATCTGAAAGGAGAGACTACATGACAGAATTTGAGATAGATGCAGCATTTAACACCATCTGCCGACCTGGGCGGGTGGTGAGGATCCTCACAAAAGGTGGGAAAGAGTAGAATGTCCCGGTGAGAGTTTGGAAGCGCTGGACAATCATCAAGGTATATAAGCACCATGTACTGATGCAGAGCGAAAAAGGCTACCATGAGAGCTTCAGCAACACAGACATAAGAGAGATGATCAGGAAGGGGGAAATACGATGGAAATAACACCAGAGAGAATAGAGAATTGCAAAACTTGCAAATACAAATATAGAGACGAGTCACAGGAACCATGCGCACACTGCACCAAGAATGCAGTTGACAACTATGAGCCGATGACCAACGGCGACTACATCAGGTCGCTTGGTGATGCGGATCTTGCGCCGATCATCATGTGTCCGAGTGAGGTTGGATTTGACGAGATTGGATTTGACGAGATTGTGTGTCAGAGGGGTAAGCAACATTGCATAGAATGTACCCGCAGATGGCTTGAGGCGGAAAGGAAGGTTGAGGAGTGATGAGGTTAATTAGTCAGAAAGGCTGGGGCTATATAGATATTGAGTATGAAAATGGAACTATCACTATGGATTATACGAGTGAAGGAACAAGAATAATATACAGTTGGAATGACGATTCAGGAGAATGTGTAATTATGGCTGAATATAGTTCTAGGAAAAAGGCAGAAAAGGTACTGGAAGATATGACGAAGGTGTATGGAAGTTACATATCGTGTAATGGTGGCCCTGGAATCCTACAGGGTAGTGGCTATCAGCAGGCATTCTGTTTCACACCACCGAAGGTGTTCCGGTTTCCGGCAGATGATGAAGTGGAGGTGTAAGGATGGCACAGATTCCAAATGAGATCAAACAGGATCCGAACTGGGCAAGGGCAGTTGCAATCTCAAAACAGTATGCTGTAAGCACATATCCAGCTACCTGGGTGCTGAACTTTATAAATGAATGGAATGCAGCTGTGGCAAGGCTGAGAGGATAGGAGTGTGGGAATATGACACTAGATGCAGCTATACAACATGCAAAAGAAGTAGCAGTAACACAAAATAATCAAGATTGCATTAAGTGCGCAGAGGAACATGAACAACTTGCAGAATGGCTTGAGGAGCTGAAAGAATATCAGCAGTTAGAGGAACAGGGCAGACTTGTTGAGCTACCTTGCAAGGTGGGAGATACAGTTTATCATGTTGTGCAAGGAAGAATCGTTGAGGTTTCTAATGTTGATTTGTTTTTCTTATTGTTGTCGGTTGTCGAGAACAGGTTTAATAATTCGGTATTCCTCACAAAATCAGAAGCCGAAGTAAAACAGAAAGAATTGAGAGGTGAAGAAAATGGCATACGCAGGCAAATGCGATAGATGCGGCGGGTTCTATGACCTGCCGTTTGAACACGGAGCGGCGATAAGGGCAAGGATAGTTGATGTGTTCGATGATACAGTAGAGACAATGGATTTATGTTCGAACTGCATGAATGAGCTCCACAGCTTTCTTGGTGGGGCAGAGCTCAATGATCCGGGAGTGATAGAGAATAAGGGACAGATAGGATTCAGAATGAAGATGGATCCTGACAACCATTTGATGAACAGATTCATGCGGAAGGAGTAGAAGTATGGCGAAATCAGATAGAAAGCTACACGAAGCAAGAATGGCGGGGGCTGCATGGCTGATGAATGTCATCAAGACACAGGGCATGGAAGCAGCAAGGAAGAAACAGGCTTGGATTTCACCATCCGGGAGAACAAGTAGGAGGTGAGGCGGTGAAAGCAAAAGAGTATTTGAAACAGGTGGAGCTTCTGGATGTTAAGATCAGGCAGAAGAAGATAGAGCTTGCAGGACTCAAGGAAGATGCAACCTGTACAGGGGCATTTGATTATTCGGCAGAAAAGGTGCAGACAAGCGCCAAGGCTGATTCTATGAGCAATAAGGTGGCAAAGTATGTTGACCTTGAGAAAGAGATTCATGAGGACATAGAGCGGTTCACGGAGCTCAAGCATAAGGTCATAGGACAGATACATATGCTGGACGACATAACGTACATGGAGATCCTGTTCAAGAAATACATAGAGTACAAGACACTAAAAGATATAGCGGTTGAAATGAAGTATTCATATGGCAGGACAAAACATATACATGGTTTTGCACTTGAGGCATTTAGAATTAAGGTCTTGGAAAACTCAGCACCAAATAGCACCATTTAGCACCACATAGCACCTAGCAAACGTGGTATACTAGTATGGTAAAATTATATTGATTCATAAGGGACATGACTGTTTGCCATTTCGGTCGTGTCCCTTTTCTTATGCCCAGTGGTTGTACCTCCCCTTGTGAAAAGTGAACGCTGATCTCTCCCCCACTGGGCTTTTTGTTTGAGGTGAGATATGAGTAAGATTAAAAGGTTTGAGGTCGTGAGACCTGAATATAGTTTTGAATACATACATCCGATACTTGGCAGGCTGGCTTTACCAATAGCCATGATAAAGGTGATGGTTAAGTGCACTAAGATATACAAATTTCAGCCAACTATAAAGCTGGGTGGAGAGGTAATAAGTGTGTGTAAGCCGTTATACAAGATTGTGATTCCGAAGAGAGTGAGAAAGTAACAGAAAGATGGTGTGACATTATGGCAAAACTGACAGCTAAACAGCAGAGATTCTGTGATGAATACTTGATTGACCTTAATGCCACACAGGCAGCTATAAGGGCAGGGTATTCAAAGAAAACAGCAAATGAGCAAGGAGCACGCTTGTTAGTAAATGTTAGTATTCAAAAGAAAATATTTGAGCTACAAAAAGAGCGTGAAAAGCGTACAGAAATAACTCAGGATAGCGTATTACATGAGCTTGCACTTATCGCATTTGCAAAGGCATCTGACTATGCAAGAGTAGTTGAAAAGGATGCCATGGTAGAAGTTGATGGGAATATGGTCCCGGTACTTGACGAGGACGGCAATCAGGTGAAATACAGGACAGTAGAGCCTATTCTGACGGATGAACTGACAGAGGATCAGAAGAAAGCTATTGCAGTTATAAAAAAGGGTCGAGACGGCTTTGAAATAAAGCCTTATAGCAAGATACAGGCGTTGGAGCTCCTGGGTAAGCATTTGGGTATGTTCACAGAAAAGTTGGAAGTGAAGAATACCACACCAAATGCATTTGAGGGGCTTACAACCGAAGAATTGAAGAAACTTATTGATGACGTTTGATAGACATGACCCTTTATTACAGCAACAGCTAAAAATAGAGCTATCAAGGAGAGAGTTCTGGCAGTATTGCAAGCTGACCTCTCCTGACTTCTACAGTAACGACAGAGCGTTCTTGCATGATCTTGCGGATAAGCTGCAGTGGTTCGTAGAAGAAGCAGAGCAACAGATAATGGTGGTGAATATGCCGCCAAGACACGGAAAATCACGAACAGCTACTAAATTTGTTCAGTGGTTATTTGGTAAATATGGTATAGACAAAAAGGTTATGACAGGATCATATAATGAGACCCTGTCAGGAACATTTGCAAAGGCTGTCAGGGATGTTATAGCAGAAAAGCCTACAGAGGGCATTCTGACATATGGAGATATATTCCCTGGCACAAAGATAAAGTATGGGGAGGCTGCAGCACAGAAATGGAGCCTTGAGGGCAGTCAGCAGGCTAATTACCTTGCAACTTCTCCGACAGGTACAGCAACAGGATTTGGCTGTAATATCATGATTCTTGATGATTTGATTAAAAATAGTGATGAGGCATACAACGAATCAGTGCTGCAAAAACAAATCGATTGGTTCAACAATACAATGCTCTCCAGAACAGAGAATGATTTTAAAATCATCATAATTATGACAAGATGGTCAACAAAAGATCTTGCCGGATATGTACTTGCCAACTATGACAATGTAGTTCATATCAATTACAAGGCAGTACAAGACGATGGGGCAATGCTCTGTGAAGCTATCCTGTCATATAAGGATTACAAGATAAAGACCAAGAATATGAACAAGGATATAGTCCTTGCAAATTACCAGCAGGAGCCTATAGATGTCAAGGGCAGACTATACAGTCATATCAAGACATATACGGATATTCCGAGGGATAGCAAAGGCAATAACCTATTCAAATATATATTGAATTATACAGATACAGCAGACACAGGTAGTGATTACCTGTGTTCTATTTGTTATGGCATGTATGAGAGTACATACTACATACTTGATGTCTTATACACAAAGGAGTCAATGGAAGTTACTGAGCCGGCAACAGCTCAGATGCTGACGAACAATAACGTTGGTAATGCTTTAATAGAGAGCAATAATGGCGGTCGAGGATTCAGCAGAAACGTTATAAGAGAACTGAAATCTTTGGGAAATACTCACACTAAAATACAGTGGTTCTTTCAGTCAAAGAATAAGACATCAAGGATCCTGTCAAATAGTACAGGAGTAATGCAAAACGTTCTCTTCCCTGTGAACTGGGAAGACAGATGGCCAGAATTTGCGGAAGCAATAAGGAAGTATCAGAAAGAGGGTAAGAATGCTCATGATGATGCTCCGGATGCGCTGACTGGTGTATATGAGAATGATAAGCCTAAGGGAACATGGCTGGTATAGAGAGGTGAAAAAATGCTAACCCCTGACGAGATAAAAGAATTGATAGACAGTGACCGCACATCAGAAAAAAAGCAGTTTGCCCGGACAGGCGAAAGATACTATGACGGCGATCATGACATAAAGAAGTATAGAATGTTTTACTACAATGCGGATGGCGAACTGGTAGAGGACAAGACCAGAAGCAACGTGAAGATATCGCATCCGTTTTTCACAGAGCTGGTTGACCAATGCACCCAGTACATCCTATCAGGGGATGGCATTGTAAAGTCCAACGACCCTGAGCTGCAGAAACACATGGACAAGTATTTTAACAACAATGATGAGTTCATGTCTGAGCTTTCTGACGCTATCACAGATATGCAGGTCAAAGGCTTTGCGTATATGTACGCGTACAAGAATGCCAAGGACATGATGTCATTTGCAAATGCTGACAGTATCGGAGTTATTGAGGTAAGAGCTAAGGACACAGATGATGGCTGTGCATACACGATTTACCACTATACGGACAGGATAGACAAAGGGCACAAGACTATTGAGAGAATACAGGTCTGGGATGATAAGCAGACATATTATTATGTCCAGGTTGATAATGGGACGGTGGTACTGGATGACACTGAGCCAATCAACCCTAAACCTCACGTGTTATACACTAAGAATGGCGGAGATAAAAACACATACTTCGATGGATTTGGCTATATTCCATTCTTCCGGCTGGATAACAACAAGAAGCAGACCTCAAGCCTTAAGCCTGTAAAGCCACTCATAGATGACTATGACCTGATGGCCTCAAGCCTGTCAAACAACCTCATAGACTTTGATTCCCCACTATATGCTATCAAAGGCTTTCAGGGAGACAACCTGAATGAGCTTCAGACAAACCTCAAAACAAAGAAGATCATAGGTATAGGTGAGGATGGTGACGTAGATGTCAAGACTGTTGACGTCCCATACCAGGCAAGGCAGGCTAAGCTGGAGCTTGATGAAAAGAATATATACAGGTTTGGCATGGGGCTGAATACCGCCGGACTCAAGGACACATCAGCAACTACGAATATAGCCATTAAGGCGGCCTACTCATTGCTTGACCTTAAGGCAAAAAAGATAGAGAAAGCTCTTAGAAAGTTCTTGAGGAGGATAGTAGAGATTGTCATTGACGAGATCAACAAGGCTGAGAACAAGGCATATAAGGCCGAGGATGTTTATTTTGAGTTCGCTCATGAGATTATGAGCAATGCACAGGAAAATGCACAAATAGAACTTACAGAGGCTCAGGTAAGGCAGACAGAGATCAATACAATACTTAATGTTGCAAGCATACTTAATGATGAGACTATTATCAAAGCTATCTGTGATTGGCTTGATATTGATTATGAGGAGATCAAGGACAAACTGCCTAAGAATGAGGAGGAGAACACGGAAGAGGCTCAGAAGGTGCTTGATAACATCAATACAGATGTCGAGAACGGAGGTGGAGCAGATGGAAAATAAAAGATACAAGATAGATTTAGATACAAGAGCGGTGAAGATGCCGGCTGGCGAGGTCATCGGTGTATATCATGACAAAGATGTAAACCGGCTGACATTTGGAGTGCCGGCAACGTATAAGGGCATAGATCTCACTGAATATCAGATATCAATCAACTATGTGAATGAAGAAGAGCAGAAAGATGTGTATTTTATAGAGAATTATACACTCTCTGATGATGCAAGCATTATAACCTTTGATTGGCTTGTTGGTGCTACTGCATGTACAGTGCCGGGCAATGTCGGCTTCACTGTATGCTTCAAGAAGCTTGATAGTGAGGGTAACATCATCAACGAGATCAACACCAAGCTCACAAGAATGAAGGTTCTTGAGGGCTGTGAAGCAGTTGAGAGTGAGATTGAAGAGCGGTATATGACAGATCTTGCAGGACAGCTTTACAAGGAACTTGATGAAGTAAAAAAACATGGCAGTGATGTCAAAGGAAGGCTTGCGGCGGTCATCACTGAGAAGGGAGTGCCGACCGCAAGCAATGAATCTTTTGATGATATGATTGCTAATGCGAAAAAAATTAGTACAGGAGCGTATGGGATGATTATTAATACATCTTTATATACAAAACCATATGGGTATGTATGCGGCATATATGGATTATTGCCAACAGAAACGGAGGTTAGTTGATGGGATATACTGTACAAAGAATAAGACTGGGAAAAAAAGAGGCGGATTCAACGTTTTACAATGCGGACGTAAATGACGCAAAAATGCAGGAGATTGCGGCAGCTCTTGGCATGAAACTAAATATTGTAGAGTCTAACACTACGTGGATATTATACATGGGAGATGATGAGCACAACACAACAGGTTTTAAGTTTAGTCTTTCTGGAGCTAATCTGATTATGACAACTGTGATTCAGGGGGCTACTCCGTCCGCATCTACATATTGTTATTCGTATAACATGAGTTTGACTAGATCAGCCAATAGTGGTGCGGCTAATGCATTTTTGCATTTTGTATCATGCAAAGAAGGAGTGGTATTTGGAATTGGAAGTTTCAGCGAGGGGGCTAACATTACTGATCTATTGCATATCGTACTGCCTGCAAAAGACTTAAAAACAAACGAAAATAGAATAGCCTATATATCATTCACTTCCGCAAGATATATCATTTATTCTGATATAGATGAAACTTCTCATTATGCTCAGTCATGGAGTCAAGCTAGTAACATACATGATGTTGTAAGTCTTGCTCAATATGTATTTCCTGCAGGGTATCTTGCTATTCCGTCAGCATATTATATGTTAGCTGGGCCAGATGTTACATTAGGTGTTTCTGGTGAAAGTTTTATTATAAATGACCAAGAGTATTTCATTCCAGGCAATACAGGTTCAATTTGGAGAATAGCTATTGAACTGCCAAATTTAGAACAGAGTTAACATATGAATAAAGCACAAAAGCAAGTAATTAAAGCTCAACTGAATAGAGAAAAGCAGGCAATCAAAGAACTCAAACAGGTATATCAGCGGGCATTGAGAGATTGTGAGCAGAAGATAAGAGAGCTTTCAGAACGAACTGATATGGAGAATCTGCAGAGCATCATCTATCAGAAACAGTATCAGGAGGCTTTGAAAGCGCAGCTTGAGGGTGTTCTGAGTAACCTGCAGTCTAACTCATATGCAACTGTGTCTGACTACCTGACGAAGTGCTACAGAGACGGATACACAGGCGTCATGTATGACCTGCAAAAGACAGGTATTCCAATCATCATGCCGATAGATCAGGCGGCAGTTGTGAGAGCTATTCAGACGGACAGCAAGCTCAGTAAGTCGCTCTACGACAAAATGGGCGAGGATGTGACATACCTCAAGAAAGCGGTCAGAGCAGAGGTATCAAGAGGCATTGCAAATGGCTCAACGTGGAATGAGGTGGCTGGTAAGCTCTCAAGACACATGGCAAATACTCCATTTCAGAAGGCTTATAACAACTCTATCCGCATTGCGAGGACTGAAGGGCATCGTATACAGGTACAGTCAGCGCTGGACGCTATGTATATTGCAAAAAGCAAAGGGGCAGATGTATTGAAACAGTGGGATGCCACTCTTGACGGAGCAACGAGAGAACATCATCAGATGCTTGATGGACAGATCCGGGAAGTCGATGAGCCCTTTGAGGTTGGTGGTCGTAAGATTAAGGCTCCTGGAATGTTTGGAGATCCGGCAGAGGACTGCAACTGCCGTTGTTGCTTATTGCAGAGAGCAAGGTGGGCGCTGGATGATGAAGAGCTTCAGACTCTGAGAAAGCGAGCGGAATACTTCGGGTTGGATAAGACAAAGGATTTTGAAGAGTACCAGACGAAGTACTTTAAGGTGTCGTTTGAGATTGAGCATGAAAAAGATGTTGCAAATACCCAAAACGGTGATAGTATAAGAGATATAATGTTCAAGGCATCAAAGTCTGATGCTGGCATTATTAGAGATGAAAAAGCTGTTGTTGACGCATATTCACAGTTACCGGATAAAGTTCAGAAAACAATGGCTGATGTAACCTTTAATATGGGGCAGAACGGCAGTAGTTGTGATGTGAAAAAAGGCATTATTAACGTTGCCAAAGGCGCTGAGAAAGAGGATATAGACCATGAATTTGGACATCTGATAGAAGAACGTATGCTGAATCCTAAAGTTGTGGAAAAGTATAAGAAATATTTAACTGAGGGATTAAGCGATAAAAATATTACTACGGAAATATACGAAAATGATGCAGGGCAAAAATTTGCAATATATATTTTGCATGGCGATAAATTTATTAGCGAATATCAAGGCAGGTTATATGTTAGCCGCATATCTGATGCTGTTAATCCGGATGGAAGTATAAAAACTGAATTTTTATTGGAATCCACCTCAGAGCTTTTCAGAGTGTATCAAAAAGATAAAACAATCCTTAGTACATATGAAATCGGGTTAGTAGAGGAGTCTTTAAAATGAATTTAAAAGAAGAATTTTTAAATATTACATCGTATGAAGAATATAATAAACAAAGAGAAAAGTTTGGTACTTTGCCTCGTGATGCAGAATTTTTATCTCATTTAGACAAGTTGTATGGTCCAGGATACGTAGGCGGAGATATAGCCAATGGAGTTATAGAAGAACTATATAAACCCGGCAAAAGACACATAGGAGAAGAATAGAAAATAATGCTAGATGGATTACGAGCACTGTACAGAGATGTATGGTGTTTTTTTATGCAAAAAATAGGAGGATGAAAGAATGCAGAAGTACATTGGAACAAAACAGATTGAGGCAAGACCGATGACAAGAGGCGACTATAACAATTACAGAGGATGGCAGATTCCAGCGGAAGAAAATCCAGCAGATGAAGGCTATCTCGTAAGATATTCAGATGGATATGAGAGCTGGTCGCCGGAGAAGCAGTTTAACGAAGCATACAGACCATGTGAC